CTGTGCAGCCGGTGACAGATCAGTGCCAAGCTCTTCCCGCTTGGCCGCCAACTGCCTGCGCAGCGCAGCAGCCGCCAGCACAGGCTCACCCGTCATTATGTTGGGCTGGCCTGTCGTGACCTTGCTCTGGATCGCTTGCAGCAATTCCATCTGGTCAATCGGCTTTGATGACTTGGCAAACTGCTCCATGTATTTGCTGAATCCTGGCGCACCAGACTCAATAGTCCGGTCAATGACGGGCAGCAGGTCGGCCAACTGACCACGCGCTAAGCGCAGGTTGGCCAAGTCGCCGGACAGCTTGCCGGCCATCGCATCGGTGATGTCCTTGCGCACGCCGTACAGTGCCATTGGGTCAATCGTTCCCGTCTCAGGGTCTACGCGCTTGGCCAGCAGGTCGGACACATACTTCATGGCTTGGTCAACTGTCTGGCGCTGGGTTGCCGGATTGCTGGTGATGCCCTGAATGGCTGCGGCAACCGGCTCGACTGATACGGGTGGCGCATTCAAGAATGCCTGCTCACGCATTGGCGCTGTGATACTTTGGCGCTTGGCTTGGGCGTAGGGGATAGAGCCAGATCGGCCAGCAGTGCGCTCAAACGCATCCATCAAAGCCTGCTGGTTGGCAGACAACCTTGCCCCGAACAGGTTGGACGGGTCAAATGTCGCAGACCGCAATGGCCCTTCAAGGCCGGCCAGACCTGGGTCACGCGCACCGGCGGCAGTGGTCAATTGCACACCTGGCACTGTTGGCCTTGCGGCCTGCAAGTTGGCAATGGCTCGCTCTGGATCTGTTGCGACATTGCGCAGCACATTGCCGACCATGACCTCGCGGCCTTGCTGAGTGAAGGGCTGCACCAGCGCCTTGGGGACATTCATTGCACGCTGGGTCAAGGGCAGGCTCGGGCCGCCAGGTGCGGCCATGCCAGCCAGCATAGCCCCACCAACTTGAAGCGCTGGAGGTGCGCCGCCCTCGCGCAGCATTCCGCTGGCAGTGGATGCTGCCAAGGCTGCTGCTGTTTGAGCCTGTGGGCTTTGGGCAAAGAATTGCGCAACATTGCGCCCCATCTCCGGCAGCATGGGCGCGACTGCACCAGCAACCTTGGCCACACCAGCCGTGCCGTAACCAGCGCCAGTGATGTCTTGGACTACGCGCTCTTGCGCCGTCCTTGGCTCGGGGAAACCCATGCGCCTGAGGTTGGTTTCTGTGGCCCTTGTCATGGTCGGAGCATTTGTGCCGGCGGCCAAGTTAAAGAAGTTCACCAAAGGATCAACGACCATCGGCAGCAGGCCACCAGCGGTCATAACAGTTTGAGCTAACGGGCGCACAGCCAAGCCAGCTTCACGGCCAAGTGTGCTTGGGGCTTGTGTTCCAGCAATCTGCCTCAACTGGTCAGGTGGCGTGCTGTTGACAAATGCAGCAATCTGCTCATCTGTAGCAGCCGCTGGAAACTCAAGAGTTCCGATGCCTTCGATGTTGATTTTTTTCATATGGCCTCATTCAAAGACAAATTCTTTGCCATTCCAGCGCATAGTTTTGCCAGCGCTGACAGGTGGCTTCTTCATAACCGATGGAACAGTGGCCGGTGCTCCGAGTGCAGTGTCAAGGTTTTTGAATCCGTAAGTTTTGCCAAACTGCTCGTACTCTGCACGCTTGTTGTTGTAAGCCTGACCAGCGGCAGCGTAGAGTTCATTGGACAACCTCTGGAAATCTTCACGCTGAGTAGGTGTCAGCTTTTGTCCGGTCATCAAGTTGTTGAAGTAATTCTGCAAAAGATCCATGCGACCAGCAGCGGCCATTGCAATGCCAAGCTCAGACTCACGCACGACAGAGCCAGGGTCAAGCAGCTTCATCACCTTGGTAGCACCAGCGACATCACCGATTGGTGTGCCTTGGGCAAGTGACGATACCACTTGGCCGTATGCAGACTTCATGTCGCTGAAGTCTTTGTAGATCGGCTCTTGCTTGAATGCACCGCTGAGCTTCATCTCGTTTTCAAAGCCCTTTTGGCCGCCTGTCATGTCCACTGGAACTCTGACATTGACATTGCTTGCCCCAGCCTGCCTCAACTTCACAATATTGTCAAAGGTGACGGGCAGTCCGGCATCCTTCAATAATCTGGATTCTGTTGGTGATGCGTCTGGCTTGTCAAGCAGGCGCAAGTTTGCCAGAGTAGGGGCTAAGCCCAAAGCGTTTAGAGTCCTAATGGCTTCTGGTGAAGCCTCTGGCTTGGTGGCGTCCAGCGCAAACTGCAAACCCTCCTTGCGCGACAAGCCTTGCATCAGCGCAAGCTGCTGCGGGGTCAAGCCGGCAAGTGGGCCGGTTGCTGCTGGCCTGGCTATTGGCGCTGTCTCCGACACAAATCTTTCAACAGGCGGCACTGCCACACCCGTCAATGGCGCTTGCTGCATTGCTGGCGCTGGTTGGCCGGCTCTGCGCAGCATTTCAAAATAGTCCACATTGCGCTGACGCTCATCTTGCGCCTCTTTGAGTTTCTCACCGACCATCAGGTCTTGCAGAGACCCAGCACGCGCCTGTTGGTAGCCCTGCTGACCAGCTTGCAAGGCTGATCCAAGGGCTTGGCCAAGGCCGATGGGGGTGGTGCTGCGGCCACTGGCTTGCAGCAGTGCAGCAGCCGCTGACAGGGCTGCGTTTCGATTCAGCAGCTTGCGCTGGTCTTCACTCAGCAGCGCATCAAGGCCAGTGGGCGTGCCGCCCATGCCGCCGCCGAACATGCTGCCAATGTTTGAGAAGTCAAATTGCGTTGCCATTTTTATTCCTTAAAACAGACCAAGCAATGCACCGAGTCCTGCACCCACGCCGCCGCTAATTGCGCCACCAGTAAGACCGGCCAACTGAGAGCCAGCCAGTGCGCCACCCAAAAGACCAGCACCAACATTTCTGCTAGTAGGGGTTGATACAGCGCCGCCCAAGTTGGCAGGGCTTGCACCCAAGCTGGACTGCACGATGCCAAGTTTTTGCAGGCCGATGTTGCGGATGGCATCAAGCTGTTGCTGCTCCAGAGCCTGACGCGCACCGCCCAAGGCCAGCACATTCTGACCGCCTTGGAGATTCTGGCCACGGGCGTACTGAGCCAACTGAGTCGCCTGACCAAAGCCTTGATTGCGCAGGTTGGCTGACAGGTCAGCGGCTTGCTTGAGTGCGGCGGCATTGGTTAGTGAAGACTGCACACCTTGGCGTGAACCGCCAAAGGCTCTGGCTTGTGTGGCGGCCTGACGGTCTCTGAGGTCTGCCATCTGGCGGCTCGACTCAATGTCGGCAAGGCTGCGGTCAATGACCTCCTGCTGGTACGGATTCATAAACCCGCCAATTTCCTGACCAGTGAACGGGGTCAGTGATTGGTTGACGATCTGCTCTTCACCCGCTTGGTACAGAGGATTGAATCCGGCAAACTGCTGGACAGGCAATGCCGCTGCGACACCTTGAGCCTGACCAAAGTTTGTGAGAAACGCACTCTTGATGTCAGGATCAATCGAGGTTGTCGATACTGAGTTTCCACCTTTAGACATTTTTCGCCCCTTATCCGAGTAAAGATTTCATTTTTTTGGCAGGTATCTTGCCAGCGTTGATCATGTCCAGCAGCCCTTGGCCGTACTTCTTGACCGCTGATTTTTTGATGACATATTCGCCAAGCTGCAACATGCCAGTGCCGTCATCTGGGCCTGGTGGGTTAGGGCCGCCAACTCGGTCAACAGGGCCGCCCATGTTGTACTGGCCTTCACCAAAACTGCTACTGCCGCCGCCGTCACTGTAGCCACCATAACCGCCGCCGTCTCCACCAGTATTCTGGTCTGAAACGCTTTGTGCTTGCGCTGCTGCCGTGTCAGCAGCCAGTGCATCTTGCATCGACTGCATCGATTCAGCGTTCATAGCAGCATTGGCAGCAGCTTCAGCCGCTGCATTCATGTCGGCAATCTCACTGGCGCGAAAGCTCTCTTTGGCCGACTGATATGCGGCAGGGTTGACGCCCATTGCAATCAAACTCTGGTCGCTGACAAAGCCTGGATTCATTGCTCGTTGCAAAGCGCCCAATCCTGTATATCCAAAAGCCTTTTGGCCAAGCTGCGTGATGGTCGCCATCGTTGGATTTGCAGCGTAATAGGCCGCCTGCTCCGCAGGGGTCATGCTGCTCCACGCACTAGGTGCAGCAGCCTCAGAGCCGCCACTGCCACCACCGCCGCCAAAGCCAAGCTGACCGATTGCCCTTGGAGCATTGCTGTACATGCTGGGGTTGTAGCCGCCTTGAAAATTACTGTATCCACCCGACACACCAGCGTATGGATTCTCAAGCATTGGCATCCGGCCCATGATCTGCTGGTACGGGCTGACGCCCACCTGAGAGGATGGAGTAGCCGATTGGCTTTGGCCAAGCAGTCGCCGGAGTTCTTCAAGACTCAGCATTCCGAGATTTACATCTGTTGCCATTTACAACTCCTTTGCAAGTACAGACCACTGTGGTCTGTAACCTTCGTCTTTTAAAAATGTCTTTGCCCAGCCCTTGCGGCCTGCCAAAGTCACTCTGGTGCAGCCAATCGACTTGCCCCAGGATTCGATCATTGGTCGCATCCGTGAGAGTTCATCTAGGTCGCCACCAGCCAAGAAGTAATGCAAGTTCTTGAGTCGCGGATAGACAATGATCTCTGTCAATACCACCGAGTTTGAGGCTGGCCACAACTGCAATCTGTGATCCCCCACCATCTCGGCAACATCGTCAAAATTGTGTGTGCCTCCAGAGTATTCTAAAGCAGCCTCCACATGGTGGCGCAGTCTCTTCAAATGCTCAAAATCACTCATCGTTTGCCGCTGGCCACCGCATCCAGCCGCATCACCCCGATGCGCCAATCAGCCAAAACCGCACCCGTCACCTTCACATTGACCTGCCGCGCCATAAACCTCACATCCGTAGGGTTGGCCGCCGTGTATGGCCCAAAGGTGGACTGAGCACCAGTGGGATAGTTGCGGGTCTTGAATGAAACCACCGCCTCGCCAAGGGTTTGCTCATCTGGGACAACTTGCCGCACAGACATGAGGTTGTCGCCGTTGCCAAGCTGCACCGGCCCAGACTCAGCGTAGACGCTGGCGCTGTCATAGGCAAAGCCCACCTCATGCTCGTAGATGTAGCCATCGCTTGACACCAGCAGCGGGTTGGTGAACACACCCGCATCAGTGCCAGCAGTACGGGCCAATGAGCCTATGTTCCAGTGGTTTTCGCGGTAGTTGTAGGTGACATAGCTGTCATTCTCGTTGCTGCCGCTGCTCGGGTAGTACCACCAGATCTCACCAAACTGGCTGTTGTGGACAGCGTAGACCTTGGACGCTTGGTTGAAATTCATGTTGCTGAACACATAGTCAGACACATCGCTTGGCAGGGGCTTGACATATCCGTCATAAGTCCAGAAACCCGACTTGCTCATCCAGATGGCCGCCGTATCGATGGCCGCCACAGCTTGGGCCGAGATCAGGCCGCAGCCAGATCCGGCCTTCTCAAAGCCATAAATAAATGGTGCGCCAATGTAGGTGGCCGTATGCACATCCACATCGGTAAACAGCAGGTTGACGCCCTTGACGCGCTTGCCGGCCAGCAGAGTGCCAGGGGTGGCCAACTCAAAATCACCAGCCTGATTGGTGGCCGCAGGCGTCCAAACTGTATTGTCCTCTTGGTCGCACCACTGCACCTTGCGGGGATTGCCGCCAGCGCCAAGGGCAAACAGGATGCGCTCGGCAGTGACCAAGAGAGCCTTGTTGCCGGTTGGTGCGTTGGTGATAGCCGCTGCCAAGGTGGGCGTTGTAAATCCAAGCTGCCACTCGTACAGCTTGCCATCAGCGCTGGAACAGGCCACCAGATACTCGCCCCATGTGTCCAAGCTCCAAGTGGTGGCTGGGATAAGCCCACCCAAGTCAGGTCGAGCCACGCCATAAGCGTATGTGCCATAAGTGCCGTAGCCGTAGCCTGTTTTGATCGTGGCATCGGCAATGCCGGCAGTGATGCCGGTTGGTGTGATTTCCTTGAGTGTCCCCGCCTCGTTCATGGCGTACAGCTTGGATTGCGTACCGGCAGCAATGAATCGCTCTCCACTGTTGTTGCGCCAAGTGATAAAACCCCTGCACAGACCCGTCATCTGGCTTGCCGAGCGCTTCCTCCAGCCGCCCATAGGCCGCAAGGTGTTCTCGTACCAGCGCACCAGATTCGCGTCATACCAGCGGCCTGCTGCTTGGTACTCTGTGCCGTTCCTGTAAATGCCTGGTGGTAGTTTTAGTGGGATGTACATGGCTATATGGTCGGTAGGTTGGACACAAAGCTCATCGTGACGATGGCCGATGGCACTGCTGGTCGTGTTGGGCTGGCACTGGTCCCAAAATGCTCAATACTTACACCAGTGTTTTCAGTTCTCCACATGATCTCAATGTAATCGTTTGAATTCATGCTTACAAAAAAGTTCAATGCAGCAATGATATGGCTAGGATCACCAGTAC